TATCTAATGCTTCTTCGGCAATAGCATTAGCTCTCATAAAAGCTTTAGATAGCCTCTGTCCTATTACAGGAATTAAGTTAGATATCATAGCATACTTAGTATACATGTCTCTAACGTCTCTCTTAGAATCCTCTAATATATCATTATATTTTAAATGTATATAGTATTGCTGTTTTTGAAGCATTAAAGAGAGTTTAGTGTTGTCCACTAACTGTTTTACTGCATCTACATTATCATCATATACATCACTTTGACTTGTTATAGTATCTAAAAGTTTACTAGCAGATTCCCCCATACCTTCAAGATAACCTAATAGCTCAGAGTAACTCCCTTCAGATATTGCAATAGCATCTAATATTCTATCTTGTTCGCTTATCTGAATATTTAATATTCTGTTGGTCTGTTCTAGTATTCCTTTTGTTTTTATTAGTTTTTCAAAATTACCTTTTTTTGTTTTTTCTACCTTTTCTTCTATAGTCTGTTGTTCTTTCACTTCGTCTGTCTGCTCTTCTAATAACTTTAATATTTTCGCATAAACACCTTCTGACTGTTCTAACCCCTCTACAATAGCAGCAGATTGTTGTGCATAACTATTTAATTTTCTAATTAGATCGGCTAAAGCTCTATTAGATCCTCTATTAGCGGTGTTAATATCATTAATTGCATCTTCTATCTGCTCATACCTACTTATCAGCTCTCCTAAGTCTTTTAACTGCTCTTTAGGTATGCCTGCCATCTGAGACATCTTTGTAACAATACCTTCTACTTCTCTTTTAACTCTATTAAAAGAAGTAGGACCTTGTCTAGAATAGTTACGAAGATCTTCTAGCAGTTGTTTAAGTTCGTCTATAGGAGGTAAATTAGAATTTGCCATCTACACTTATTTTAGATTAGGATACTTCTTTCTTATTCTTTTTATTTGATCCTTATATCTATCTTGATTATATTTATAATCGTGTATCATGGCTTCTAATTCAGGATCTTTTGTTGCATTGTACAATCTCCGCAACATTTTCACCTGCTTACCAAAAGACAACAAAGATAATAGAGACGCTAATAAACCTTCTTTTAAAACCTCAGATTTATCTTGCTTCATAATAGTACATTTACTATAAATAGTATTTATTAGTATTTTTTAATAGCTACTCTTCTTAGGTTGGCTTTCTTTTATATACTTCTTTATCTGCTCTATATACAACCTCCTTAAAGATATAGGCATATTATATACTTCAGTAAAAGATAAAGAACCTTTACTGTGATAAGCTAAATCTAAAATCTCTTTATAGAAGCTAAGTTTATACTTTTGCGTCAGGCCAAAAAAACTGTACCCCGATGGGAACTTCAGCGGGAAATGTTTCACCAGTCTCTCTATCTGTCACCTCCACTGACAGGTCTATCCCAGGCTGTACTTCATCAATATACCTTCTTAAGGCTCTAGCATCATAAGCCATAAGCCCTTCTTCAACAAACTGTCTAATAGCCCTCTCATCTCTATTACCATCAACAGAAACGATTTGATAAACGAATTGAGTAGAAGCACTCTTTGTTTGACCGCTAAAAGCTTTTTTATTTTTTTCAACCTCAGCAGAGTACCTCTCTTGATCTGCTTTAGTTAGCATTTTAAAAGAAACTTTTACTCCAGATTTAGGAAGTTCAAAATCAAACTCATTCACATTTGCTTCTTTTAGAAACCTATCCTCTAAATAGTTTAGCTTTAATTGAGTTAAATCTATCTCAGTTCTTTGCTGTTTACCGCTAGGAGTCTCTATAAAAGCATCGTAATCATTACCATAACCGTAAATTCTGGCTGCTACTGTTAACGCATCTATATCTCCAATCAGCATATCAGATAAATTAACATTAGGAGTTACTATAAGAGACTGTAGAAATTTATCTATTACAACTCCTTTTCTTATAAAAGACTCAGTAGTTAAGATATCTTCCTCTTTAGCAGTCATGTACTTTACCTCTATAGTCCCACTACTTAATGGGCTATCTTTTGAATAAAGCAGTCCTCTAGAAGGCAAATCAATAATTTCTGTAGGTACTTTGTAGGTAGTAACTTCTTGTGGCTGATTTTCTGCATTAGCAGAAGAAGGGATAGCACTGCCATCCCTTTTCGGTAATTCATTTTCTATTTTCATAAATTAATTTAAAACTATTATAAAACTTTGAATAATATTTTAAGATAGAGGATAATGATAAGCCCAATCATAAGATATAGTAGCCTCTAACAACACTAAATCATCAGAAGAAACGTCAACACTACCCCAATTAACACTAGCAAAAAAAGCTCCATTTAATTGCCAAAACTCACCAGTATCGTTTCCTTGTGGATCAACATACTTAAGCTTTATTTGTTTTTTGTAGATAGTCATAAATTGATCTCTCTTTGATAAAGCATTGTGATGTTCTCTATTTATCCATCCGTGAGCTTTAGTAGCCCCAGTAGGCCCAGCCAAACCAGGAGATGTATTTATAGGATCGTAAAAAGTTACAGAAATATCCTGCCATCTTGATTTACCCTTTATTTTATATTCAGAGTTAATGGTATCTACTGTTACAGGATTATTCTCTAAACTAGGTAAATCCGCAGTTCTTATTAAGTAAGAACCAGCCGAACCATCCTGGAACCAATCTGGGATAGTCATTATAAACCTGTTTTGTTGCTTCATGTCAACAAACTGGAACCCGTTTCGGTATAAAGCTGGATCTGAGTATGCCATTTTTAATTAATTTTATTTACTATAAATATAGTTTAATTTATTTTTTTACTCATTTGTATCAGTAGGGAAAACTGCTCCCGTAGGTAATACAAAGAAATCAATAATTACAAATTCAGCAGTTCTAGTAGGCTTCAAGTAAATAGCACCTCTTAATTCATTTCTATCAATTACTTCTGGTGTATTATTACTTTCATCCATTACTACCCTAAAGTCGTACAAACCTTCTTTTTGTCTAACATCGTTAAAGTACGGTGTTACTATGTCTATGAATCTGTCTCTAGTCGCTACCGTATTCTGTTCAAATACTAAGTATCTAGAAGAAGATGCAACAAATTTCTTAGCTGCAATAAGTAATCTTCTTACGTTAATTCTATCTAAAGCAGAACGCTTCTTCTGTAGTGTTTTTTGTCCCCATACAACAACACCATCTCTTGGATAGGTTGCGATTGGGTTAATATTACTTGCATATAGGTCATCTCTGTCTGCGGTAGTTAATTTCTTCTCAGCTTGAACAGCTATCTCAATTCCACCTCTATTCAAACCTGCTGGCGCAAACCAAGGAAATTTAACATAGTCGTTAAAAGTTAACACTCCAGCAACTACACAAGAAGGCGGAATCCAAACGTTTCTGTTTAAGTCTGGGTCGGATACTTGTATCCAAGGATAGTACATAGCTGCGTAGTTAGAAGTTCTTCCTTCAGCAGTAGATCTTGCAGAACCTACAGAATCCCCATATCGAGTAGGGTCAACTACTATAAATACATCCCCTCTTTCCTCACAAGTTGCAATAGCATACGTTACAATATCACTATGCTGTCCTGCTGCATTGTCTACAATACCTGGCATAAACAACATGTTGATATCATATTCATCTGCATGAGATAAAATGTCAATAGCATCATAATAGGCTGTAGATCCAGAGATACCAGCAGCACTTTCGTGTAAGTTAAATCCTTGAGTATTCTCTTTTACAATATCCCCATAAAAGGCTCTTGGGTGGTGTACATACCCGTCACTACCAAAAGCAAATGTACCAGACACAGCAGCTGGTAATGAACCAGACAATGCTCCATCTCTAACTCTACCTGCCTCATCAATATAATTCAAAGTATCATTTCCTAACATCTCTACTCTAATAAATCTAGATCGGTTAGGATAAGAGCCTGATAATTGTAAATAAGGTCTTCCTGTCCCACTTCCTCTTAGAGTATAGAATTGATCCCCAATTACTCTTGGTACATACCCAGGATCATTAGGGTCTAACGACAAGTTATTATACTGTTCAATAATTACTTTCCTTCCTGTTCTATCATCACCTCTTCTAAGTATTAAATTAAATGTACCTCTTCTATGATTTACATTATTAATTTCCCATCTAAAGTTATGTCTACTTCCAGAAGTATTTAATAATCCTAAACTATCTTCGTCTGCTGGAGAGGCTATACCGTTAGTAGCAGCTAACCCAGCACCACTATTTCCATACTCACCTTCAAACATCAAATGAACTCTAAAGGAAGGGTCAGATGATCCAGAGAATACAGATCCTGTAAGTGTGTTTCTAAAAGCTAAGGACGCACTAGAATTAATACCTTCTACTGTAGAGGTAGGACTTGCCAAAGAAGCAGAAATTAATGCCCACTCATCTCCACCAGAAAGATACTCATTAAGATGCGTTTGGTAAGATCCAGATTTTACAATATTAGAATATCCAATAGTAGCATCACTATTTACAATTCTAAGTACAGTTAAATTCTCACCATACCTTAAATACTCTTGTGCAGTATAGTTAGTAAGAAATTTATACTCTTTTGCTACTGCTCCAGATCCTGATATAAAAGAGTTACCAAAAGCTCTAATAAATTCAGCATAATTAGATACTGTGGTAGGTCTAAATGCAGGTCCATAGAGAGTTGGTCCTATTACAGCACCACCTATAGCGGCAATCTCCTGTGGGAGAAAACTTAAGTCTTTTTCTCTTGTAAAAACACCTGGAGATACAAATCTATCAGCCATTTTATTTTTTGTTTATAGTTTATAATTCAAACATCTATCTATAAATATAGTATAAATTTTCCAAAATTAAGTGTTAGGCTTCTCGCCAGGAAAATTAGTGACCGCATTTATATCAAAAGATGACTGGTCTGTTCTAAATACCAATCTCTTTATAGAGTGTGCTTT